CATCAAGAACAACAACTGGGACTGCATTATCCTCACGCACGACCAATTCGGGATGATACCGCAATCGGACGAGATACAGCGGAAAATCCTTCAGGACGAGTTGAACAGCGTGGAAGAGAACTTGGAGGTTCTACGTCAGCAGGGACACAGCATCTCCCGTGCGATGGAGAAAGGACTTGTTAAGCGACAGATGAACCTACAGGCGAAGCTGGACGAAATCAAGTTCAAGATAGAGAATCGCAAGGACGATGCCGTGGATTTCAAGACAATGGCTATCGACCACCTTTTCG